AACACCGTCAATCTGGGCAATCATGCTGGACAGGTGAGTACCGGAAATCATGCTGAAAGCAGTGGAACCGGACATAACCACGGATTTACCACACTTAGCAGAAAGCAGACCGGAAACCCCACCGTACAGCCCCTCACCATCACCAACGAAAGCGGCAGTGTCAAGAGCCTGTCCAATAGCCTCAGCAAAAGACTCAGTCAACCAAGAAACAATGTCAGACCGGGCATCAGCCAAAGTCGTATTCTTGACAGCAGCATAAGCAGAAAGCTCATCAGCATCAAGCTGTACTTCAGCGATAGTAGGCGCAGCCTCAACAGTAGTATTACCCCAATAAGTCGAGCTGGAACCAGTCTCAGCAGGGAAGGACTGTTTATCCGTAGTCATGTCCCAAATACGGGCATCACGCAGGATAACGCTGGACTCACGGGCATAAGACATAATTTCAGCGTCCACGATATCAGCAATAGGGAACACATTGCCACTATCACCGATATCCGTAGCCGTACCTTTATAGGTCTCCTGAAACTTTTTATAAGCGGCAGGATCGCCCTGTACAGCAGACCGGACAAACAGACAGAAATACTTGGCCATCTCCTGACGAGTTTCCTCATCAATAGTATGGGCATGAAAAGACTTGTCCATAAGCCGTTTACCCTGTTTGGCCATTTCAAATCCACCCAAGAACTCTTTTACATCCTCTTCCTTGGGATTAGTCAGATTACCACCAGGCAGCACAAACCCACGATCAGCAGCTTCCTGATAACTGGCAATCTGGGCTTCCATTACTTCTTGTTTTTCTTTGACAGTATTCAGGTTATTAGACATCCCCTGAATCAATTCAGTCAACTCTTTGATATAATCCATTTTTTTATCTCCTATTACTTCATAGTATTTTTAAGGTTAGCGATTACTTGTTTAATGATTTCCTCATCCTCAGCAGAGAGTCCATCAGCCTTTTCCTCTAGGATTTCCTTATTGTCATCTTGACTAAGGGTTTCCTTATACAAATCATCCGTATTGTCATTAGACACGGATTCTTCAGTAACAATCTCTTTCTCTTCTACATCAATATCAAACCCAACGTCTTTTGTCAAGTTAGTGATAAAACTTTTAATCTCGGCAACCTCGGCATTAATTCCACCCAGTTCTTTATCAAAAGCTTCCATACTGAGAAACACGTTATCAATCTTTTCAGAAATCTTTTCCAGCAATTCTTTAGTTTCCATATCATCTTTCTCCTCTATAGATTTATTTTCAAATTCACCCTTAACAGTAACAAATTCTTCAGTAGCAGCCTCTTCAGTTATCTGCTCAGGCACCTGCACCATTAAAGATTTATTTTCATCCTCAAATTCAATTTCCTTAACATAAAGCTGTTCCATAATCAAATCTCTGTCTTTGGGCTCCATCATTTCCTTAATTTCGTTCATAGACTTGGACATAATATTTTTAACCAAAGAATTTACCTGCAAAGCAGACGGATTACTTGGTACAGCACAAGCAGATAATTCAAGTAACTCCTGATTAGTAAATCTACGTCCAGGCCAAAATCCACTAGGACTATTATCATCTTTTTCTAACTCTTCCCATTTTTTAGGTACAAACCCTACAGACGAAGCATTCAAAACCTTTTCCTGAAACAAAGCCAAAATCATATCAGCAAAAGGATAAATACCCTCACTAGGGAATTTCTCGTGAAATTCCAATCTAGCAGGGTCTTTCCTACGAACTACTTTAGTTGCACTACCAATTGGGACACCAGCATGGTTATGGGCATACAGAAAAACAGGATTCTTTAGAAAGTTTTTCATATCCCAACCACTAACCATAATAATATCCCCATCACGGTCTTTAGTCTCATCACTACCAACAATAACAAGAGTTCTCTCATCCTTGTTGATAGATTTAACAGCACCTACGATATCAGTGGCAAAAATCTCATTACCATCATGTTTTAAGGGCTGACCACTTTCATCTTTTATTACATAAGCCATAATATAACCTCCTGAATTTAATCTTTAACTGGTAATTCTATACAACGGCAATTTACAATAGTTCTTGCAGGTCCACTAGGATCACCTGGGAACCGTAAACTAGCACCATCCACAATCCAAGGCTGATCTACAGCAACAACTTTACCATGCATCATTTTGTGACTAACCCTAACTCTTTCATCTAAAGCAGTATACCATTTCTTCTTTAAATAACCAGCATCTCTAATTTCAACAGACCTCCCAAAATTAACAGCCGAATTTACCTCAGTAGCAGCAATAGTCATAGCCCTGTTATGTCCATTACTCATAACTTTTTTAATTCTAGTAGCAATTTGTTCTATAGATTCATTAGCAGAAACCCCATCAATAAGGGCTTGTCTTATCTGTTCTTTTATAGTATTAATCACTCTTCCTACTTTAATAGGTTTACTGGTCAAAAACTCTATAATCTGTGGGTCATTTACATTAAAAGAAACTCCAGTATTATACCCATTGATAATAGACATAGCACCTAATCTGACAGCCGTTTCATAAATAGAAACTGTTTGAATAGTTAGGGCTTTCTTTTCATCAAGAAACTCCTCCAATTCAACCATCTGGATACTTTTTTGGAACAATAACTTTAGGGCTTTCTTTCGTATTTCAAAAAATATTTTCCTGATTTTAGATTCAAATTCCCATTCTATAGCTTGAGAACTAGCTGCCAATTTTTTCCATTCTAAACCAAAAAGAATCTCTTCATCAGGGGTAAACCCCTCAGATTTAGTAGTTAAAGTAAAAAAAGCATCTTCTTCTGTTTCTTCGTCTTCTTTTGGTTTTTCAGGTTCAGGTAAAGCCAAAGGTTTAGGAGTTTCCTCAGGTCCAGGTAAAGCAGGGTTAATTCCTGTAGTATCTAATGACCCATCCTCATTAACTCTAACTACATTGCTGGGCACATACCAGTAATCCCGCCATACTTTATAATTAAAACCTAATTCCAATCTTTCATTAATTTCATTAGGAGAAAATCCTATTTTAAATAATTTCTCTGCTGTATCTACCTTATTTTTATAGTCCTCATGCAAAGCCTCAACATTTGATGTATCAAATATAATTTTTCGATTGTTTTTAACAGAATAAAATAAACTAGTTAAACCCTCAGCAATCATATTCATTAAAGGCAAGTTAGTACCCTGCCACCATTCTTTTCTTTCTACTTTAGCAATAGCATAATTAAGATTATCAGTTACTGATATAATGATCTTTTTCATTCCAAAAACTTGCATGATACTTTCTCTATTCATGCGGCGTAATTCTTGGAATTCCATATCTTTATGAGAAAGGCCCATTTGAGTATATTTCAAACCACTATCCAACACAGCCAAACGGTGGGCTTTTCTATAACCGGAATGTTTATCCTCAAACTGTTTCTTAATTCGGTCAAAGGTGGTCTCATTCAATTTCAAATCAGTAGAAATAATACCACCAGGGACAGCACCCTCATCAAAGAATTTCTCATTGTAACTTGAGGTTTTATAATCAGTACGAATAGGAATACGACCAGCTATCATAGGGGCCATGCCCATAATATCATCTTTAGGATTAAAAAATTTAACCGATGATACTTCATCAGGCATAAGAATTATTGCATTATTTTTATTGGGCTTATAATTCCAATATTCCAATTGTCCCGTTTTTCCATTTACAACCTTTTCCATATTATCTTTTCTAATAAGCCAAAGACTGGAAAACTTAGGGGAACCTGGAGGGAAAGGCAGCATCCAAACATGACCTGATAGCAGCAAGTGACTTACCAAAGCGTTTACAAACTCAAAAGTGGTAGGCATTAGGGGATTAGGATTGTTAAGCAGGAGTTGATCTGAGTCTGTTTCGGATACTGCCACCCAACCTTTACTACTTTTTTGTACAATAATTAAGGGTACTTGGGCTATAGCTTTTGCTGTAGTGGAAATGCAAACATAAACCAAATCTGATTTCTCATAGGGGTCCTCCATAACCCCGGACATATCTTCAAATTGCATATTTTTGAGAAAAACAGAATCAATCACATTTTTGACTACAGGAAAGGAATTTCTAAACTTTTCTAATCTGTTCATTCAGGTTTTTTCCCTAATTCTTCGGTTAGAAAGTTAAATACAAAATTAGCCAAATATTTCAACCCATAAACCAAAACAAAAACAGTAAAGCCAAATTTAATACAGTAAGCCAAAGTACCCAATAATATATCCACAAACCCCCCTATTTAACAACAATCTCAATAAGCTTGTTCTTGTAATTGGAAACTAAAAAATCTTTTACTCTGGAATCGGCAATACTATCAGCATTGGGAAATTTATCTAAAACTATAGTCTTTTCTAATTCAGATAATCGTTTCCAGATTTCCATAGCAGCATAATCAGGATTTTTTCTTATTTTGTGATTAATCATAAAAACCTCACCATAGGACCAACGCCATATTCCTTAAAAAAAGTATGAATGGCATATCTTTCAGCATCAACAGCATGGTTATTGTATTTAATAGGGTCATCTAATATCTTTTCAGTTTTCCGGTCCACTTTCCAGGAATAAGACCTTTTTTCTTTAAGTAAGTTACTGGAATCTCTAACAATATGAGTTTTAAAGCGTTTTACCATATCAATACCATCTTTTACCGATTTATCAGCAGGTACTACATTAAAACCAGCATCACTTATTTCAGAAATCCGGTCAGGTTCAGCAGAATCACAAAATACAAAGGAATTTCTTTTATGTTCACCAGGAATAACATCATTCATAGCTACAATCAAATCAGAATTGGTCAAACCGGACTGATAGATTTTCTCCTCCTCATAAAGTTCATTATCTCTAATCCCAATTTTAATCAAAGCACTGGGATTGTTAAAGCCGAAATCCAGTCCATAGATAATTTCCTCACAACCCAAAGGAAACCTGTCAATAACATCCCAATTGGAATAAATCACATGGTCCAATTTCCCCCACTCCCCTAAACCATAGATACGAAAGTAATTAGGATTGTCTTTCTCCAGGTCAGTCAGGATTTTAATATAGTCAGGAGAAAGAAAAGGATTGTCTTTATAGTTAGAAACAATCTCTTTAAGTTCAGTACTGTCATATTTTTCAATCAATCTTTCTTTAAGCCAGTGATTCTCATCCTCAGGATTAAAAGCAATAAACAATTGATTAGGCACAAAACCCCTGGCAGCTTTATGCGGCGGCTCAGAAAGTCTAGTTCTTAAAACAATAAAATCCTCATAAGTAAACTCAGTCCCCTCCTCCATAAAAATATCATGCCAGCCACTACTTTTGATCTTTGTTGGGTCGTCAAGACAACCAAACTGGATTAAAGAACGTCCATAATTAAAACACAATTCCATCTTAGATTCTTT